AACCCTGGAACGGTAAAGAGGTTTTAGGACGTATAGTCCTAACCACCCTGATTTAATGGAAATCTTATTTACACAAGGCATTCTACAGTCTTGCATCTGGTTGTGCGTTCTCGTTAATCCACCTTTTGTATTCATGATTATTTATCCTCCTTGACTTCTTTAATGGAAAACCGGCGGCTTGCTTTGCCGGTGGAAATGAAACCTTTATCCTTCAATGCCTGGTACATGTCCGGAGCTGCCTTTTTGAGTTTTGACAGCGGGCATGTTTCCCTTCCGTTCGTAGCTTTCCAGGTAACTTTGAATGATCCAACGCGGCCTGCTTCTGCATCGCCCAGCATTTCTTTCAGCCGGTTCTGGTTCAAAGAAATCTGTTCTTTGAGTTTATCCATGATTTCCGTATCCCCATTGATACGGGCAATCAGTGTATCTGCTTCTTCCGGCAGCATGATTTCTTCATCGCGACTGTCGGCATAGCGGGAAGCCAATGCCTGAGAGCAGGAAAGAGAACCATCAACGGGCGGCGCGGTTTTTGTCTGAACCAGCTCCCAGAATTCTCTTTCCGCCTGGATCAGCGTCTTGATGTCCTCCTCATTCCGCTCAATCCGCTTCCACTTACTGTCATTGCCGCCCAGCAGAACCGCAATGTACCAGTAATCCGCCCCGGTTACCGCCATGTAATGGAGGCACTGACAGTAATACGCATCCGGGATTTCATCATCTTTCCATTTGCGGTACTGCTTAACACCAGCGGTCTTGATTTCAAGGCCGGCATTTTCTCCAACCACGGTACGGTCTACGTTGGCCAACATGAAAGGGTGTTCTCTGTTTCGCAATGTTCCCAGCCGCTGAACCTTTTTGCCGGTTTCTTCCTGGAACCAGTCGGCAATAGCCGGTTCATTCTTTGTGCCCCAGTAGACGCGCATATTCCCTGTAAGGTCTTCTGGTTCAGCCTGCCCCGTTTTTTCCATCCACAACTGATAGGGAGACTTATACGAATTCATCCCCATAATGACCGCCGCATCACTACCACCAATGCCGCTGTTCCGAACATAGAGCCATTTGCCATGGTCCTTTTCTGCCTCCCTCACGGAAAGGATAAGGTCACAATTTGAGTATGCCATCTTACGCCTCCTTACTTTTCGCAATGGCTGAGAGAATCGCCGCACTTTCTTCCTCTGTATTCGCATAGCGATAGGCGGCATAGACGATGCTGATCAGCTTCGCCCTGTGCTCTTCATCCAGATCGATGAAGCTCCGGAGGGCTGCTTTGCTTTCTTCTTCCTTCTCACCAAGCAGCCCATTGATAGCCGCAATGGCTACACACAGCAGCCCCAGCCGGTCTCCCTGTCTGTAGGCTATGTCTAAAAGCCCGCCTTTGTCTCTGATTCTGATAACATCCGATTCCAGGTTGATTGGTTTCATTTGATGCCTCCTGTGGTAAAATAGAGGTGAAGATTTCTGGGTTTTCTTTCTTCACCTGAGCCCTTGCAATTGCTGTTGCAGGAGCTCTTTTTCTTTGTCCTTCTTATAGCTGCACCGCTGCAGCTCCTTCTGGTAATGGCGGCATTTCCCGCAGTGCGCATCGCACACATTGGCTTCCAGTTTCCGGCAGGCCACGGCATGGAGCATTTCCCTACCACAGACGGGGCACTCCGTATTGTCGTAGGACTCTACCTGGCTGCCGCCGGAAAGAGTGATCATCCCCTTCATGGCGCCGCCTGCCTTGTGAGAAGCCCCGCGAGGTACCCTGCCAGCCTTCTGGCCTGGTCCGCCTGCCCTGATTCATAGCGTTCAGCGGATGCATCCCCCTTGGCCCTTGCCGCCTCCGCCATGGCCTCATGCCTCAAGGCCACGCTGAGGCAGTGGTCTATGGCCCTTTGGCTCCTATTCTTCGCCCTTGGCATAGGGGTTCCCCTCCTTTTCCATATGCTTCATCCTGCGGCGATGCTCCCTCCATACCTTGGGGACTATGTCCTCCCCGACCTTGAAAGCGCCCCGCATTTCCCGCACCATCTCTTCTTCTGTCATCCCTTCGGCCATAGCCATGAGGGAGGCGACGAAGAAGGCAAGGCCTGCAGGAATTACATTCACCCGGAAGCCTTCATTAACAATGAATTTGAAGCTGTTTCTGGCCGCTTTCCGAAATTCCATGAATTCTTCCTCATCCTTCTCATCTTTAGGCCTGCGAAGATTCCCAAACTGAACAATTTTCATCTTGTACCCCTTTCCGGGACAGCTACGGAAATCACCATGCCAGGCTGGATGGTGCCGCCATCGTCCAGGTGGTTCTCCTTCATGGTGTAGAACACCATGCGGTTCACGTCATCCTCATTGGTGGCCACCCGGCTGCAGAGGCTCCATACCGTATCTCCCTCGTCCACCTGGACGGGGATTTTTTTGACGATCTTCACCGGCTCCGGAAAGAGAATGTCATGGTAGATGAAATTCCCCACCAGATTCCCGATAAAGATGCCTGCGGCCGCTGTGGCCAGGATGATGCCCTTTCTTGCCAGCCTTCCATGTCTTCCCATGGTCTGTCCCTCTTTTCTACTACGATTACGATTTATTAGCCATGCAGGCTCTCAATGCCAAGAGCACCGTGGCGAAGGCGTCTTCCCTGGCCGTATAGGTGGCTCTCGACTCCTCGCCGATGGACTCATTCACGCTGTTGTCGCTGGCCATCTTCTGCAGGTCCTGCACTATGCACGTGAGAATTTCCAGCTGCTTCGCAGTGAGTCCGGCCGGCTTTTCCATATCGCCAACTGCAGCTTCCGCTTTACCGACCAGATCATCCAGCCTCCATCCAACGGAGTCAAAGGCATACCGGGCGCCGCGATTGAATTCTTCATTCCTTCCCTGGCACATGGCCTTCTGGTGGTCCTGAATCTGATCCCCCACTCAATCCCTCAATGCTTTCAGGCGGGTGATATCAATGAAAATATTGTCCATTTCTTCCTCCTATCTGCCGGAACTTCGGCCTTGCTGTACCAGCCTGTCGGCGGCCAGTTTCACGCCCTGCATCATGGAGGCCAGCGCCTCCTTCAGGGCGTCGATTTCTTTCTGCTGCCGATTCAGCTGTTCTGCCAGCCGTTCGTATTCCTTCGAGGTCACTTCCGGGGTAATCCCCATGGACCTCAGCACATCCGGCTTGTAGTACCTCACACTTCTCCCATATCCTGGCATTTTCTTCACGCCCGGGATGCCCAACTGTCGGATGGTGGAACAGGACTTGCCTGTAATGGCCGCCGCCTGCTCCACCGTGAGGACATCCGGATAGGCATCCGGGTTCTGTGGCGTTCTCTTCATGATGGCGCCTCCTTGCTTTTACCAAAGCCCCGGTTCTTCTTTCAGGAACAGGTTCACGAAGTACTGCTGCCCCTTTCCGGTGACCAGCACGGTCCTGGTGGAGCGGTTGGAGCCGTCCGGGGTGGTGATGGTCCTTGCCTTGATGCGGAACCATCCGCTTTCCATGGACCTCTGGGTGGGCATGTTCTTGTCTTCCCCGCCTTTCATGAGGTATCCCCTTTCTCTGAGGATCCGGAAGAGGCGGTTCTGACCGATCTCGATCCCGTTCTGCCGCAGCATCTTTGCCATGGCTCCTACCAGGATGCCGTCCTTCGTGGCTGCGTAGGCGTCTGCGAAGAGGGCTTTCGGCTTCATGGCCTCGTTCGCCGTCTCCAGCTTCCTGTTCTCTTCCTTCAGCACGTCGATGGTCTTCTTGGAAATCAGCACTGCCCTGGCCAGCACTTCCATGTCACTCATCCCCGGATTCACGGGGATGTATCCCCCGGTCTTCCGGATGGCCGGGATGACTTCATCTGCCAGCACTGCCTGGAACCTCTGGGCCACTTCATTACTGGCCTTGAACCCCAGCCGGTACACCATGTTTTCCGGGAGGAAATCATCTTTCCGCACTTGTGTGGAAAATCCGAAAGAATGTAGATATTCATTGACTCTTGCCCATCTGACTACTTCGTTGCCACTTTTGGCAACGGTCGTAAAGCCAAATCCACGAGCAACGTCTTCTGCGTTCAGGTAGGCCACACCAGTTTGTTCGTCCATGTAACCATGAACATTACTGATTTTCAGGATTTCATTCATGCTTCTCTTCTCCTTTCTTTTTTAGCCATTCTTGGTATTCATCTGGGTGATTCCGGATGTATTCCCTGATGTACTGCATAAGAGCATACATTCTTCACGCCTCCTTTTCTTGCATATCATGCAAGTTTTTGGTTAAAAAAATATCAATACTTTCGTGTGGAGCGAGTTGCAGCCATTGGCTGATTAAACAAGCTTCCGCGCAGTCGAATTCACTAACCCCGTTCATCTTGTTAGATACCGTGGTTACTGACTTGTGAAGCAATGCAGCCAAATCTCTATACGTTTTTCCTTTTTCGCGAAGTTTCCCCTTGAGCATTTGCCGATCCATAGTACTCACCTCCTTTTTCTTGCATATCATGCAAGTTCTTTATACTAAGGATACTTCCTGCGCCCCAAAAAGTCAAGCGCAATATGCAAGTTTTTTTACTTTTAATTATTATTTTCTTGCATAATATACAATTATATGATAATATCTTTTTAAGGAGGTGTAAGTTGTGGATAAGGCTATAATTAATCGCAAAATTGGCGCAAGGATAAAGAAGTCCAGAAAAGAGAATAATATGACACTCCTTGAATTGGCTAATAAAGTTGGCCTGAGCGAAGGAACTGTACAAAGATATGAATCCGGAAATATTAGCAATGTTGCCATTTCTGCTTTAGAAAATTTTGCAAAAGCATTAGGAACATCTTCTGCGTATCTTATGGGATGGGATGATAGTTATGACCACGATTCTGAACTCACCCGCCGTGATGAACGTGAAATCGAGTCAGATCTGGAAGATATGATGAACTCCGTTTCTTCTGCCGCCTTTGAAGGAGAAGATGATATAGAAGACATTGAAGCATTTAAAGCAACCATTAAGGCCGCTATGATACAGGCTAAAAAGATAGCGAAGAAGAAATATACCCCAAAGAAGTATCGGAAGGATTGACTGCTATGGATATAAAGAGAAAGGTCCACCAGCTTATCCGTAAATATAAGACAGATGATCCCTTCGCCCTGGCCCAGTTCATGAACATCCATATCATCTATGGCGACCTGGGCGGGAAGCTGGGGAACTACCTGAAGTATAAACGGTCAAAGTTTATCATTTTGGACAAATAAGCGTACGCCGCCGGATATGCTGAAATTCGTATGCGCCCATGAGCTGGGTCATGCACTATGTACTCCAGATGATAATACTCAATGGCTGAAGACCTACACAATGAGCATCAACGCCAGCAGGGTCGAGAATGTAGCCAACTGCTTTGCTGTAGAGCTGCTGCTGAATGATGCCTTTTTAGCAGAGCGCGAAGACTACTCCCTGTTTGATTTAGCAGCATTCCGAGGAGTTCCCAGCCAGTTCATCAGTTTAAAAGATAATTGAGAGTTACCAATAAGATATTCACGCAAAGTAAAAGGCCTCACCCATGGCGGCACAAAGATGGGGCCGCACAAGCGTACATGAGCACAGTAATCGATTACACGTCTGAGCTGAAATATCAAATTAACATGTGGTTACTGTAGTAATCGGGAGGGAAAAATGAAAAATCTAAAGAAGTCCTTATTGCTAGCCAGTTTGCTAATGCTGCTTACATCCACTGCTTTTGCTTACGTCGGCAACAGCTCCAGCCATAAATTCCATTACGAAGGCTGCCGGGCAGAGCAAAAAATCCGCGCAGATCACCGCGTCCATTTTGATACTCGTGAAGAGGCCGTTGAAGCTGGGTACACCCCTTGTGGGATTTGCCGACCGTAATATAACTTGCAAGGATTTCTTATTATCCTGAGAAAGCCGAACCCAAGGGATTTTTATTTGTAAGTGGAGGCATATCGTCATAATGAAATAACCCATCAGAAGTCAAAGGCCTGGCAGTCATCAAGCAGAGCGAGATTTACTAATCCCACGCTTAATCATTAGCGTCTCTTTATTTATTAGTATTTGACATCAAGGCGCTGGTATTATAATATATACGTAGATTTGAGCCGTGGAGTATTGCACAAAGCGGACCAGAAAAGGGGCTGTGAAAAAATGAGAAATCATTTTTATTCACAGCCTCCTTTTTTGTATTCCAGTTAAATATCCATTTATTTT